GGCTGCGCCACCAGCCGCAATTGTTATTGGGTCAAGTCCCATGATTAGTGTACTCCTATTGCATTGTGTTTATAAAGGATAAGAACGTCCAGACTTTGTGGGTTTTGCACTAAAGACTGAGGCTTAAAGTCAAACATCTTCAAAAACTTTTGATGTTCGTAATCGTCTACTTTGCAATTAGCATACAAAGGCGTTTTCATCTTCTTAGCCAGTTTCTTGAACTTAAATTTTAAATCTTCCTTAACTGATTTTGTCCACTTCGAGGTAACATCACAATGAATAAACATCATGTGTTTGCCTTCCTCGTTAATGTGAGGCTGTAATTTTATAATGTAGTCATCTTCCACAACCACAGGCACTCTCTCAAAAATTATATTCTTATTAGGCTCAGTCATAATTATGTTCCCATAAATTTTTCTAATGTTTCTGCAGCACTTATTTCATTAGGTTGTTTCTTTGTTCCATATGCTTGTTTTCTTATTTCTTCTCTAAGCTTGTCAAGCCGTGTGACTCCTTTGTCTACATCTCCATCACCAAGCTCTTTAACTTGATTTGCATCAACAATATATTCATCTTGACTAATACGTGCCTCTTTAATGTTGCCACCATTATCTACATCATATGACACATTGTCTGACATACCGTCACCAATTTCTTCTTGAACCATACCTGCCTTACTTCCATCAGTATTTTGTACTTGTGGAAGAGAGTCGTCAAGAAGTTTGCCACCTGCATCAGATGACCCATTGCCAAGTGCAGCCACAGTGTAGGCATCAATAACATAATCATCACCATCTACTTTACCGCCATCAACAAGTTTACCACCTTCATCTCTATATACAGGGCGGGACATTTGTGGCGGCATGGGGGCAGCAGCCATATTTGGCATCGGTCTAGCAGTCATATTTAAGTTTGGTTGCGGCATAGGAGTCGCAGTCATATTTAATTTTGGCTGCGGCATAGCCTGTGCAGCTACAATAGGAATCATATCTTTAAGACGAAAGGCACGCTGGAAACCAGCAGCATCCTCTGCCATACCCATTCCTTTTAATTGTAATATGTTTGCAAGTCCCTCATACATTGTAATATTATACCCTATTTATATTAAATATACCAGTGCCTAGTGAAAATCTACCCACCCAGCAGCAGTAGTTGTGTACCCCCTAAACTTAGCTGCACTAATTGCATATGCAACATCTCCTTGTTGCGGCCTGCCAATATCAGTGATAGTAACCACAGCATATATCTTTGTTGACGGTGCGCTATCCTTACGTAAGTCTTCTGTATCTAGCTCACGTGTAAGTTCGTTAGCCCAGCGACTTATATCAGTGTGCAGTTCGTCTACACTAGGCGGCTTCATAATAGGAAACTTAGGATAACTAGCCATTATCTTTCACCATCAGGTTGCATTGCCAATCTTACAGAACCCCATCGCCACTGACCTGCGGCATCTGCAGACACACGAACAACAGACTGCCTACCTCTTGCACGCATATTTACTTTTTGAGTATTAGCATCAACAGTAAATGGTCCTTTTTCTTGGAAGTCATCTGATGGATACCTACGTGTCTTAACAGAAAACTTAATCTGTTCTCCTGTACTAAATGTGTAGTCAGGAATTAATTTATCTGCAAACATTAACTGCTTACCCTTATCAAGGTCAAACTCTGAAGATTCAATAAATGATGTTAAGGTTTGCCCATCACCTGTGTAAATATCATCAGGCTCATTATTCCACACAAGCATGTCACCTGTAGCAGATGTACGCCCCGTTAAAATAGTATTATCAAATATATTACGGTCTGAAAATGTAGTAGTAATACCATCTTCAAATAAATTACCATACACCCATGTTTGCTCTTCATAATTATAAATTACATAGGCATTAGGTTCTAAACTATCACCCTCTGGATACAGCCAAATAATTTCTTTGAACTCGCTATTAATACCTGCATATACTTTATCTTTCTGCGTCATATTAAAACTATCAAAAAGATGTCGGCGTATTGTGCAAGGCATAGTGGTAACACGACCATCATACATATAAAAGTTATTATCACCCATCCAATAAGATACACCGTCAATATCAACAGCCGCATGTGGAGCAATCATACCGCAGTTAGAACCTACTTGGGTAAATCTAAATATAAACGGACTTCCTACAAAGTCCTGAATGTACATAGCTTTATCAGTCCAGATGTTAATTGTATTACGTGAACGCAATGCACCAATAATACGAGAACCTTCTGTCAAGTTAACAGAGCCTGCAGTATTAGTGGCTGATGGCTCCCATACTCTAAAGTTATTTTGGTCAGACCAAGCAACTCTTAGCGGCACAACAGTTGGGTCAGCAGCACTAACAGATGCTCCATAGCAAACAACATGTCCATCATTAGGAGATACAATAAAGCTGTTTGCATATGGTGCAGTACCTACAATACTTGCACGAGCAACTGTATAATTATTTTGTGAAACATCTAGAAATGCAATTTTACTTTTACGGCGTAAAGCTAGTAGGTCTTCACCAAATGTATCAAGTGACCACTGTGCGCCTTGGAAAACAATATCTGAAGAAGAGGCAGGTGAGTTCCAAGTCTGTTGACCACTCCAAACACCTGCACCATAGCCCAATCCTTGAATATCATTAGCAGGTTCATTTGGTATTAAAAGATTTATTTTACCATTAGTTCCACCTACATTATTAGCATTAGCTGTAGCAGTAACATTAGCATTAATAAAGAAGGCATCTTGTGCGCTAACAGATGTAATTGCAAAAGTTCCGTTAACACTTGTTCCTGAAAAAGTATCTACACCAGTAAATTCAATTCTATCCCCAACACTAACATTTTGTGAAGGAGAATACCCTAAATTTACTTTAACTCTAGTTGTTCCTGTAGATGTAATAAAGTTATTAGAAATACTAGTTGTTGTTGCAATAGGAGTTGAATCTGTTTGGTCTTCATTTTGAACTACATATAATTGTATGTTAGTACCATAAGCTATATACTTACGAGTATTATTATCTGTCCATGTAAGAATATCACGAGCAAAACCTGAAATAGTATCTGTAGAAAATTTATTATATCCACGTAAGTTTTCTGGTTTACCTTCACGAAATCTTACACGATTACCGTCAAACCATTTACCCTCTTCGGCATATTTAGTTGACTCTCTATGAAAACCAGGAAGAAAATCTAAACTAAAAAACTGTGTCTCTGTTGATGCCATATCTATTCAATAAGTTTTGTTTCTATTTCGTTTTTTTCTGCAATATTTAAAAGTTCTTGTTGTTGTTTAACCATAACATTTCTAAAACTTTCAATAGCAGCCTGCGTTCTTACATTAGAGTTAGTATTTGCCACCATTAATATTGGCATAAATGCTATTGAACATCCCCACTCTTCAATTTCTTTTTCGCCTTGAGGATTTTTACCTGCTAGTTTTGTAAACCACGCACAATCTAATTGCTTACACGGTTCAAAATTATGTAATGGGCAACCGTTTTTTGATTTAAGTTGCATATATTAATCTTTAGTACAAACAATAAAGTTTACATATTTAGGATTTAAATTAAAACTACCAGCAGCACTAACTACGTGATGGTGACTATTTAGACTGTGGTGGTGTCCAGCACCGCCGCCTGTTTCACCAGTAGCAAAAGTAGGCTGTGTTGCTGTCAACGCACCACCATCTACTGTGGGTGGGCTAGTAGTTCTAGAAGTATCTGTTTGGCCTACAACTAGATTTGTACTTACTGTATGAGTATGTGCTGGTATTTGAGAAATTGTTAGTGTAGTGCTGCCTGTATCTCCTGTAACTGAAACAGCTATACCACTAACAACTACGTCTATAGCTGTGCTAAAAGCACTATTAAAATTATTTGAACCTGCGGTTCCACCACCAGTTCCGCTTGTTGAAGCAGTTATAATTCGTAAAGCAGCATTGTCATATGTTGCACAAGTTTCAACTGTCCATCCAGTTGGTGCAGCAGCTTGGGCAAAAGCCATTCGGGTTCCAGGCTCAAACTCTCCACCTATTGTTTTAACTTGACTTCCATTTGATGCAAGTAATGCAGTATGACCAGCAGGAATTATTTTACCTGCTCCTACTGACGACCCTGTATTTACTACAAGAACATTTCCACCATTAGTAACTGAGTTTATAACAGCATAAGTTTTTTGTTCTGTAGGTATAGTAACAGTAACGGTTGCAGCAACATTTCCTGTAAATTCTAAAGTAGCGTGCCGACCAGTACTACTTGCACCGTCACTAATTGTAAGGTCGGTTTGCGTTCCTGAAGTTAAAGCTACAGTTGCGTATCCAGCAACAGCTTCATCGACCAAATCAATTACATTTGAATTTAATCGTTGCCCCCAAGTATTAGCATTTTCACCTGAACCTTGTTTTTCTAATCCAAGACTATCTGTATATGAAGAAGCCATATCTTAATTCCTATTTTTAATTATCAGTTTTTGAATTGTTTCTGTTTCATAAATTCTAATACAAACCCAAATCAAAGAGGCTAAAGCAGTTATGCTAGGTAGAACTTGAAGCCATGCTCCAGCAGTTACGCCAAGCGCACTAAAATCTAGCACAAGCTTATCTGTTTCTTCCATTATTCTTCTCCTTGAAAAGTTTGTAGATTATACATTATACCTCATTAATTGCTAATAAACAACTAATCTAAAACTAACTAGCCCCCAAAAGAACGCCACCAAAATTACACCTTGTTCTATCAATGTCAAAAGTAGTGTTGTTGTTGTTTATTGCTTTAAGCGAAATAACATCACTTGCCGAACAGTCATCAATACCAATCATAACACCTTGGTCGTAAGAATCGCCGTATGAAATAACTCTAGCAATAGTAACGCCAGTAGTTTCATTAACTATAAAACCTTCTACACCCGTTGCCGTTGCCGTTGTTGTCAAACTAGCAAAAAAACAATAAATGCCTGCTACGGGGCAAGTAAATTTACCTGTAGTTGTATTAAAGTCAGAGCCATTATTAACGTGTGCAGATGATAGCACAACAACTTGCAAAGCGGCTGTTCCTGAAAAACTCTGTGTGCCTGAACCTCGTGCATCAAAAGCTGGTAAATTCGGAATACCAAGAAGTCCTGCAGAGGTGACATTAAATAAATTAGTTCCCGAAGAATCCCCGACCATAAAGGAATTTGCTGAGTTAGCTCCAATAAACCCCCTAGTTGTTCCGTTGTCGGAGAACTCTTGCTTAAATGCGTTGCTGTTTGTGCTGTTTACTTCAAAAGGAACGCCACTTCCTGCTACATGCAAAGTAGTATCAGGAGAAATACCCACACCAACTCGACCAGAACTATCAACTCTGACTCTTTCACCTCCAGCTGTTTCAACAGTTACCGTATCGTTAGCTGGAAATCTAATAGCAGTGTTAGTATCTCCAGAGTGAACAATTTTATCTGCAATAGACAAATCGCCCGTAATTGTAGTAGCTGAAGTAGTAACTGTGCCAGAAACCGTTAGGTCTTCAGTAACAGTTAAGTCACCATTTACTGTTCCATCAAAAACAGAAAACACATCATATACAACCACTTCAATAACATCATCAGCACTTGCTCCAGACCCTAAAACAATAGACGTACCTGATGTAGCTGTGTAGGCATTTGCAGGGTCAAGAAGTACACCATTTTTGTATACATCTACATACAAACTATCTGAATAAGAAAGAGCTTGTGAAGAGTCAGACGTAGTAAAGGTTGTTTGTCCAGCCGTAGCTGTATACAAAAGCCTATTACGAACTCCTGTTCCTGGTTGTTTACCTATGTATGCCATTAGTCAGCCCCCTAACACGCCATCAAGACACACGGGACAAGATAGGTTTCGTCATCGTATGTATGTGAAACTTGTGTTGATGTTACTTTTGCAATCGTTTTAGAGCGCACAATGTCATCACCTTGCGGTTTGGCTGTGCCATCACCCGCAGACATCAGCAAATCACCACGAGCAACAGTTGTGCCTTTTGCAATACGAATGACCATATCCCCTGTCATTGCAACATTCATATCGTTAAAACCATCATCTTCGTAGTCCCAATTCACAAACACACCAGCGACATTTGGGTCGCCCTCAACAGACGATACAGCCATGCAGTTCAACTGTTCGTTGTCTTCAGTGTAGGCATCTTTGGCTGGGGTTTTTTTATCTCCTACTTTTGTAGAAGTTGTGGGTAGAAAATCACCGTCTACATAATATGTTGCGGCAACAGCATCATGTGACCAAACCGCCATCTTATCTAAGTTAGTCATTACTGTTCCTTTGACAATAGATGTATCTTTTGTCCCATTAGCGAGTTGTGACCAACGTGACAAGTGACCACCGTTGTAACTAACAGTTGTCCCTGATACAGAAATAGTTCCTTCTGTGCTTCCCCCTTGTTGAAGATTTACTAGAACACCGTCATCTGACAATCTGTGAACATAAAAAGGTGCTGTTCCTGATGCAGTTGCAAAAGTCTCTCCAGTGTTACGAGCCTCAAATCCTGCTACACCGCTATCAGCGGCAGCTTTTCCCACAAGCAAGCGGCCTGCACTGTCGATAACCGCACGGTTTGAGCCTTCAACACGGAAAGCCATATATGGACCACCGTGATAATAGGTTATGCCGCCTACAGGTGTAGAGGTACTATCATCAGCAAACCAAATCCAACTCTCACCGCCCGTGCCGCCTGAAAATTGCAAAGCCAAATGGTCGGCATCTTCAATGTGCAACTTAGTATAACTGTGCGTTGCTGTGCTTGCGGCTGTATCTTTAACATGTAATAGAGCGTCTGGTGAGGCAATTCCTACACCAACCCTATCATTTGCACTGTCTACTTTTAACGTAGTAGTAGCAACGGTTAGGTCGCTGCCTACTGTTGCAGAGGTAGTTACATCAAACGAATTAGACTTTGTTAAATCAATAACATCAACAGGCTTTTTGCCAACATATGCCATTAAGTAATCTCCAGAATACTAAGCGAAACATCTGCAGAACTTGAAGTATCGCTTGTTACTTTAAGAACATCCGATGCTTCCATAACAACCTTTTGGTCGCCACCTACTACAACTAGTGAACTTCCTACAGGAACAGGGGCAGCTTTAACTACATAAATATTATCACCGTCATTATTTTCTATTTGAACATCTACTGCTATTTGAGATGAAACTATGTTTGCAATCGCCAAACCAATAATAGTTGTTTCTGTAGAACTAGGACAAGTGTAAATTGTAGCAGGACTAGTGCCTACTCCAGTATCTGTCTTTAATTTGAACGCATTAGCCATATCGTATTATACTCCATAAATTATCCTAACGCAATAGCAAAAGCCACAGCAGCAGCATTAGCATTACTAATACTAGTTGCCATAGTTGCGCTTAGTGTTGCCCTTGCCGTATTACTATTTCCAACACTTGTTGCCATAGTTGCACTCAATGCAGTTATTGCTGAGTTACTATTACCAATACTAGTTGCCAATGCTGCAGAGGTAGCAGCAAATGTACTAGACACTGCAGCTATTCTAGTTTCTAGCGTAGCCGATGTCCCTGCACTTGCAGCAGCCACAGCTATTGTATTTACTGACGCTACTGCATCTAAATTAGTTTTAGTAAGAACAGATACTGCAGCTATTCGAGTTTCTAATGTAGCAGAAGTTCCTGCACTTGCAGCAGCCACAGCAATTGTGTTAACTGAGGCTATTGCATCTAAGTTTGTTTTTGTTAAAACAGATACCGCAGCTATACGTGTTTCAAGATTAGCAGATGTTGTAGCACTTGCTTTAGTTTCTGCTAAAACTGATACTGCATTAATTCTTGTCTCAAGAGTAGCCGATGTTCCTGCACTTGCAGCTGCTACAGCAATAGTATTTACAGAAGCTATGGCATCTAGATTAGTTTTGGTAAGAGCCGATACTGCATTAATTTGTGTTTGAAGCGTAGCAGAAGTACTTGCAAAAGTAGAAGATACCCCTGCAATCCTAGTTTCAAGAGTTGCAGATGTCCCTGCACTTGCATAAGCTCCTGCCGAAATAACAGTATTAATAGATGTAATAGAATCTAGATTAGTTTTGGTAAGAGCCGATACTGCCGCAATACGTGTTTCAAGTGCAGCAGAAACAGTAGCAATACTAGTTGCCATAGTATTAGAGACAGTAGCAATGCGTGATTCAAGAGCAGCCGATACATTAGCAATACTTGTCGCCATTGTGCTAGAAACATTTGCAATAGATGTCTGCAATGTCTCATTAGTACTTGACAAAGTAGCTGAAACTGTGTTAATATTAGTCTGCAAAGCTGCAGAGGTTGAAGCAAATGTAGAGCTTACTCCTGCGATTCGAGTCTCTAATGTAGCAGATAAAGCAGCAACTGTAGAAGATGTAGCAACAGGCTCACTAGCAACCAATATATTTGTGGCATTTACTGTTGTTGCACTTATCGTGCCAGCACTAACAGTTGTTGCAAAAAAATTACCAGTACGTAAACTACTAACACTTACATCTTGAAATACAAGATTGGTAGCATTTAATGTACTGGTGGTAATACTTGTAGCTACAATATTTGTAGTCTGTAAATTAGCTGGTTGGAATGTACCATTAACAACTAAGTTACCAGCAATGCTTACGTTGCCAGTAAATGCAGCAGAAGTTTGAGAAAGTTTTAGTGGCGAGTTAGTGCCAGCACCGTCTTGAACACGGCGCAGTGTTTCATCTATACCGCTATTAGAAGCACTAGAATTAATCTGTAGCAAATCCTTATAGGTATTTGCAATCTTCTTACCTGTTAAGTCTGCCATTTATACTGTATTCCAATTCTTATCTAATAACTCCCACTGATAAATAATTGTGTGTCGTTCAGTGGCATCTTCCCAGTTAATGTTCCTATCAATATTAGGGTCAGGTCTTGCATTCATTACAAAGTTACTTCTGTCCCGCATATCAGGCGTTTTATTTTGAAAGTGATTTACTCTGTCATACGCCCCGTCCCAATCTGATGGACATACCCACAGTCCAAAGCTGTTCTTTCGTAGCCTACTGCGAGGATAAGAAAAACCGCATACATCACATTCTGCTTTAACATGCTTGCCTCGTGCCATCTATAAACTTGGTAGCCACGCCGACACCGCTACTGCAGAAACAAGTGAAGGTCGTTGTGGTCTAGCATCCTTAATGTTTTCATTATCGCTTACTTTTGCTATTCTATTTTGTGGATGATTGTGTTTGTCATACTTACCTTCGTAATCCATACTACAAACCATCATGCCATAGCTGTTCTTTTTTAAATCTTTTAACGGATACCGAAAGCCACAGATATCACAAATTCCTAATGCTTTAGTTGCTCCCATTATTTATAATTCAGACGAGGCGTAAGATACATACTTGCACGTTCTTTATCTTCCTCTTGCGCTCGTAGCAGCCTTTCTTCATATTCCGTTTTCAACATTGTGATTCTGGTCATGTCTACACCTGGTCGCTTCATTGACATAAAGTATGCCGTGCCTGCAGTAAGGCAAGGATAGAAACGGCGAGAAATGTCTGCAGTTTGTGAAGACCGTGATACATCTTGGAAGTATTTTACAGTCTCAAACTTAATTTGGTCTGTGTTATTTTCTGGTACAGGCCATAAATATATAACAGGATTGTCACGCTCTC